GACCATTCTATTGATGGAAGACTTTGAACAAATGGATTATAGAAATTTGATCCTGAAAACCCCTGTGTTGCCATGTAATACTGGGTTGAAGCGACTTCCATTTGAACTGTGATAATTACAGATTCAGTCATCCTGCCAGAATCCCTGCCAGTTGTGGATTCCCAGACCTTTCAGCCCTTCTTTGAACACTCGAAACATATTGATGAAGTGGAAGCTTCACTTGCCCTTCCATGTCCAGAAATACATTCACCACTGTCTGACCACCCAGATCATGATTTGGGATGATGGTTCCATTCTGATTTGGGGTGAACACCTCTGGACCTTCTTCTCCCACGATTATGGATCTGTTACCCCTGACCCTTCCACCATCTGCGAAACCGAATGCACTGCCAATTTTACTGATAGTGTTTGTTACAATGTTTCCACCACTCCCACCACCACCAAAAACACCCCCAATTCTTTTGATAGCACTTTCTAAAGATTTAATTGGTGATGCTAGGGCATTGATTGCATCAGTCAGGGTTCCAACTGGGGTGAAAATTTTTGCAATTTCTTTTATCAGATGAACAATTGGCCCAATCACTTGTTTCATTACATGAATCAATCCCTTGATAGGAATCATGGTTTCCCTTAGAACTGGAATGAATAATTCAAACAGTGGTTTAAGTTCCACCAAGATTTCAGTCAGGGATTCGATGACAGGGGCCAGAAGATCAATGATTGGGTCAATCAGTTCAAACAGGGCATCAAAGACTTTTCCAAGTGCTTCCTGAACCTTTTCATTGGACAGAACCAAGGCCATGATCCCAGCTTCAACCCCCTTGGTGGCAAATTCCTTTCCAACTTGCATTGCCCTTTGGCCTGATGCACCCCCTGCTTGCATGATTGCTGAACCTTGCCTGTCCACAAATCCACCCAAAGAACCAGCAAGATCCAAGGCTTGTCCAACCATTTCCCTAAGAAACTTTGCACCCTTTGAAGATGTTGGACCAATCCCAAGAAGAAAGATTGTGTCAGTGACCTTTTTAATGTCTTGGTATCTTTTCCTTTGCTGGGCTAATGCTTGATCAAAAGCCTTGAAAAACTTCATCTTCTGATCAAGTTCATTTGAAAAAATCTGTTGTGATTCTTCAGTCAGATCAAGCCCCTTTTTTTGCTGATCAACCAGGCCAGAATAAATCTTCACATCCCTTTCATATAAATCCGTATTATCTTCAAGCAAACTTTTAAGAATTAAAAATTTTGCGTTTGAATCTTCTTGAACTTTGGTTTTTTCTTTGATTTTTTCAGTGACCTGGGTTTCAGCATCTAAAACTTTCAACCCTTCTAAATAACTGTTTTTTATTAAATCCAGGCTTTTGTTCCTGACATTCATTCCATCAGCAATGTCTTGGTTTAGTTTGGTTTGTGCTTTCAGAAGTTCTTCTTCTGCTTTTTTTGTGTCACCAAAACCAAACTTTAAACCTTCAAATGCTAATTTAGCCCTTGCCAGTATCACATCAAATGAACCAGCAAATCCTTTTGTAAGTTGATTGATGATGAAAACAATTTCTGTTTTCAAAACCCTGAAACCCATGATCAAAAAATTCACTGCCTTCCCTATCAAAACAGAAAAATCTTTGATCCCAGACATTGAACCACCAGCATCCTGCATTTGAATCACAAACCCTGTGATTGCCGTTGCTAGGTTTCCTTTTAGTATTTTTGAAAACAGGTTCAACCGATCATTCAAATTTTCAGAAGCAACAATGAAATCATTTGAAATCACACCCCCTGCTTCAATGAACTGGTTCTGTAATGCCAGAAGGTTTTCTTTCCCCCCTTGAAGCATATTCACAACCTTCACACCTTCAGCATCAAAAAACTTGAATGCAAGCCTTACCCTGTCAGCCTGATTGGTGGTGTTTTTTAATCCATCTGCGACTTCTAAAAGCAGGGCAGAATTAGACTTCAATGACCCATCATTTCTGAAAAGGGAAATGCCTAGTTCCTGGAAAGCTTTGATTGTTTCACCAGTTCCTTTTGAAGCTTCTGAACTTCTTCTGGTAAATCTTTGAAGTGCAATGTCAAAGGTTCTGACTTCAATTCCTGACTGTTCTGCAGAAAATCTTAATGCCTGAAGTTCTTTGCTTGTGACCCCCAACCTGACTGCAGTTTTTCCCAGTTGATCTGCAGTATCAATCAACCCTTTTGAAAGGGCACCAAACCCACCAGCCCCAGCAATTCCCAGGATGGTCCTACCTAAACCACCAAAGGATTTGTTTAATTTTTCAGTGGATCTAAGAACAGAACTAAAAGCCCTTTTGGTTCTGTCTTCTGCAGTTATCGGAATGTTTAAACTGGGCACCTTCTAACCTTTTGTTTTTTGATCCCTGATCCTGAAATATGCAATCCACCCTTTGATTTCCAAAATGGAAAACTGCATCACTTCTTGAACCGATAAGTGCAGATGTTCTGCGAGTTGAAACAGAAAAAAGATTTCAGGATCAGATGTCAGTTTTTTTCAATGTCATCGATGGAATATTCATCACCTGACATTTCAGAAACAACCCTGGCAACCACTTCAGGGTCAACTGACTTCATTAATTCAAGCCTATTGACTTGCCTGAATACCCTTTGTCCATCTTCATTCAGTGCCCTTTCTATCAGGGCTTGAACAACTGCTTCAGCTTTCTTTCCTTCTTCAGAAAGTTTTATTATTTTTTCCTGACTTTGGAAATTGATCGCTGGTTTAAAATAAAGCTTTGCAGGGGTTCCATCAGTTCCCCATTCAGGAACTTCAACTGATTGAAGATCCCCTGAAAGCTTATCTCGAAAATGATTTTTTGCATTTTCTAAGATGTTCATATTCCCTTCCCTTTTTTATGATTAAACAGTTGCCGTACCCAGTGCCCCAGTTCCCTGGAAACTGAATGATGCAGTGACCATGGCACCCATGGCATTTGCCCTGGATATTGATGTAATGATTGCAGTTCCACTGAAATAGGTGTCACCTGAATCAGCCCCTTCTGGGAACAAATCAAGGGCAACAGAAGCCCCATTGGTCATGGCACCCTGTCCAGTTGTGTCTGTTTCGTCAAACATGCAATCAATTGAACCAGAAAAACTGGTATAATCTGCAACAAAGGTTCTGGCAGAATCAGACAATGCGGTGTCTTCAATCGTGTCGCAGGTTTCATCAAATGAAAAACCTGTGACTTCAGCAACCACGTTGCTTCCAATTTTCACCAGACCTTCACTTCCTTTGTGTGTAGCCATTTTATTCCTTTTTGCCTACGGGTTTAGAAGTATCACCAGCAGTTTTGCTGGATTTTTTGCCCTTTTTGTTAGGGTCTTCCAATGACCATCCTTTCCGAAGCATTTCATCAACTTTGGTTGGATGGACATCAATCGGTTTTGTGCCTTTATAAAACATCATCATAGGATGTTCCCCAGTTTGTATTTTGAAAAATAATGGATGCCTTTTCTTTTCATCACTTCCTGAATCTGCTTCTCAAAAGACTTCCTAAATTTCTGTCTTACATGATCCTTGACTTGTCTTTGAAAGGGGTAACTTTTCGTATATTTAGTATTATCTTTAAAGACCACTTGCATTTTAATTTCCCCCCTTCCGTTTCTTCCACCCCTTCTGAAAACACCATCACCCCCTGGCCTTTTTGCCCCCCTGGGTCTGCCAATGAAGAAAGTTCCAGCATTGTTACCAGTGCTTGAAAAGAACCTGTCAAGGGCATTTCTTCTTAAATTCCCATGCTTGTTTGTTTTGTAATTTTTGACAACTGGAACAGCTATGCTTCTTTTGTTTGGTAGTCTGATTCCACCTGTATCAAGTCTTGACATATAATCTGCTTGAAAGGTTTTAGCAGATCCCCTTTTCTTTCCGAAATTACTAGAAACAAATCCAACCCTAGCAGTCAGTCTGGTTTTTTCAGCCCTTGAATATTGAAGACCTTTTATTGTGAAATCAGTGGGTCTGTCAACAAACTTGGGAAGATCTTTTCTCATTCCCTTCATGGTCTGAAATGCGGTTTCGTTCAGCCCGTTTCTGATCGCTGATTTCAAATGCTTCTTCTGGGTGGCATTCATCCACTTGCTGAATTGTTGAATGTCTGATTTAACTGAAATCTGCATCACCTTGCCACATCTGGGGATTGTGCATCTGTATAATATTGGACCTGAAAAACCATGGTCACATATCCCACTGCCTTGTTTGTTTCTGAACTGAATGCAATGTCAGTGGATTCAATAAATAAATCCTTTGCCAATCCGTTGACTGTCCTATCTGATGCCAGTGCAATTTCAACTTCCTTGCAGATTTCATCAATGGTTCCATCAAAGTCAGAATTGGTTTCACAATATCCCTGAACTACAACTGACAGGGTTCTTTCAAGCAATCGGTTTGGCCCAATTCTGATGGGTTCTGAAAGTTCAGTGGTTGTATAAACCAAGATTCCAGGAAGTTCAGAACCTTCCATGGGATAAATTCTGGATTCAAAAACTCTTGAACCAGTTGTTGAAAGTCCAGTGACATTGGTGACAATTCTGGATCTGATCTGTTCTCTGACATGATCTGCCATCTTTATTGTTCCTGAAGCTGAATTTCAGTCACCCCAGTTCCATCTGGTCTGATGATCTTGGCCTTGTAGGTAGTTGAACCAATTAAAAAGGTGTCATCAATTGCAACTGATGAAACATCACTGGTTCTGCAAGTGATCACTGGCAAGGTTGCCGAAACTCCCACATCCCCTTCATCCACCAATTGATACTCATTGTTGAATATCACATTGATGCTGGTTCCTGACCCACCTGATGGGGTGTATGTCACTGCAGTTCCATGGGTGTCAGTGTCAAAAAAGGAAGCCAGATCAGATGCAGTTTCAAGGGTCATTTCTTGGCTTTTTTGGGTGCTTCTTTTGTTTCTTCTGCAACCCCTGTTCTGACCAGCATTTTTCCAAGGTCTTCACTGACATCGATGGCTTCACCCACCTTTCTGAATGCCCCGTCAGCGTTTACCATCTTCAACATTTTAACTTTCATAT